GATACAGACACGTTCTACTATTCAACGTTCGCTTTTCACTTCCCTGCCTGGTAATAACGGGCGGAATTTCGACCTCGTTATGCGTCCGCGTACAACAGATCGGTTGGTTGAAGGGACCGCCAGCTTAAGTATTTCACAAGCGCAAGGACGCCGTGCTATCAATTGTCGACTGCATATGGATTACCAACCGCGTGTAGTCGCATGGATAAATGCGAATGTGGGCGTCAAGACGGTTGCTTTCAGTCGGCACTCACATGCACTGTTCATCGATTGCCTACCACAGATCCTTGACGAGTTGGTTGGGCTACATGAATTGGTTGCCATTCCAAACGGTGTTAGCGGGGTCGAGCGTCCACGTGTCGCCGGTGCATTAGATCGTCTACCAGTCTTCGTTGAAGCGCAAGAAGAGCGGCATGATCAAATCCTTAATTCAGCGTCCGTCGGTATTGATGATGCGTTCACGTCCGGTGAAATTTTGTCCGCCGCTAATTCCTCGATCGAATTCGCCACTTTCGAACCGCCCGTAGTCGTTAACGCACCTACTGATGATGAGTTGCAAGGTTTCGTTTATTCGATCACGAATTTCGATTTACCAGCTGATTCAGCTGATTTGCTCGATTTCAATTTGGGTGAGGCTGAGGGGCTCAAACGCATCGGTGAACCCGGGCTGCTCGTAAAGAACGCTGTGATGCGTGGGAAGTTTGAAGAAAGCCACAAGTTGTGCGACATCCAATTATCATCCTGTGCTTGGACCGATATACGCAATGTACATGAGCGACAATTTTCAAATAGGCAACGTTGGCGACCATATAAGAACTGTTTCGGTGATGCAGAGCGTTTGTTTAACAGGTTTAAAGATGTTTATTTAGCTGAAACAGCTGATGTTTACATCTTCGAGGGTTCTGATTCCATCGCCCAGTGGTTCCGAACTCGCTCGCAATCATTCCTGTCCTTGCTCGATGGCCCAGCGTTAGGTGAGAACGCTTCTACTTTTGAACGCAGGTGTTTCGCCAAAACGCAATCTAAGTGTAAGGCCGGCACGCCAGGTTTTGCCGCTACGCTACCGTACGGGCAGGGTGTTACGACGAATTCAGCGAGTTATTCCGTTTACTTCGCTGATGCGGCCAAGAAGATCTACGCTAACCTCCCAGACCTGCTGCGTCCCGGCGTTTATGCTGATTTTGGTTATTCCGATGAGGAGCTCGCTGCTGTGCTTTTCCGCGATGGGGCTTCGGACGCTTTCGCCGAATTCAACGTTCAGTTTGATATAAGTCGTCAAGATCAGGCTCATGACCCGGTGCTATTATTAGTCTTCAGTTACGTCGCCAGTCTTTGTGGTGTCGACGATGAGGTAATGGCACTCTATCTCAAAAGCTGCGAAGAGATGCAGGTGCGGTCGGCCGCTGGTTCGTATGAAGGTGTCATGTCGTATAATTTAGCTAGCGGTGACCCATTCACTCTGATACGGAATATCATTCACATGCTGACGGTTATTGCCGCCAGCTATGCAGGTGTAGAACACGCTTTCGTTCTGCAGAAGGGTGATGACATGATCACCAATGCCAAATGCGATGTTGAATACCCTCTTGCGCGTCTCGCCTCTATTGGTCGTGTAATTGTCAAGACTGAACGTGACCAGGCACCCTATCACGCCGGCCGTTTCTTCTTCGGGGATCGATTTTTGGTAGATCCGGTTCGCGCGGTGTTCAAACACTTCGCTAGGATCTATGATCCGCTAGTCAGCGCCGCGGAGCTTTTCGATTCTTTCGTATCTCGGGCTCGCAAACCAACCGCAGCCGGTTATGAATACCTCCAATTCGCCGTCGCGCGTTTTTATCCCTCTTTCGACGCCGAGCAGATTGATGTCATCTTGCGTACGTTCGTTTCGTTGTATGACCCAGCCTTCTTTTATTCCTCGTTGGTATCACCACAACGCCGGCCGCAACCATTAAATCCGCGTTCTGACTGCGCTTATATTATTGCTCGGCGTTTACTCCCATGGTTACCAGCTGCACATTTGAAGGAGTTACGCGCGATGGATGTGAACAACGTCGCTGCGTTTTTCAGGTTGCATGGTATCACGTGCACTGTTATCGACCACAATTTGATGCATGATCCCTCTCTGCGCGGATTGCTGATATCACCATCGCATGTTCGTTATATGCCGCCTACCTACGACCTTAACGAAGCAACTTTATCATCATGGCTCAAAACGACGGAAATGCAAACATTGCTTCGGCCGCGTCAGCTGTTACAGGTGACGGAGTCAGCGGCCCGCCGTCTGTCTTATCATATCAGCCGATTATCGGGGCTCCTGTCAGCGCCAACACCCGCGACAATGAGTATCCAGCGAGCCTTCCTGTCGTCATCAGCAATAACGAAGCCGGTAATAATTTCCAACTCGACTTCACGACCCACCCGCTCATCCAAGCGTTGTACCCGTTCCACGCGTACGTCGCTGTCGACGACATCTACCTTACCGGCGTTTCGTTCCGCGGCGGACACTATTCGAAATTCCACATCAACGCTCACCGCACGCGTGTCGCCACCAGCCCGCTCCAATTCGGGCTCGTTGTCGCTGTCAAAACGCTTGTCGCCAACTCCGTCACAAACGTACCGATCTGTGAACGAGTCGGTTTCCCGACAGGCGTTGAAATCGACCTCAACGCGCACAGTATGCGTTTCGGGCATCCGCGCTTCCAAATGCGCACCTTCAATGCCGTCGGCAATGGGCAGCCCGTCTTCTTCGGGCAGCTCATCTTTCGCATCATTTTCAAAGGCCGCGGTCCTGGGTACGGCGCAATGGGGCAGGAGTTCCCTCAGGTCGGTGGTGCAGTCGCAGGTGTCGAAGACACTGACGAAGACGAATAAGTTGTTCCCTGAATCTAATACTAAAGACGTCTTCTTTTCTCAGCCATTGAGATTATTTTAGCTGAATCAGCTGATTTTATTCTCTTTCTTCTTTCTCTCTTTTCCTTCTTAGCTGAATCAGCTAAATCCAGAATACTACTCCATCACCACCAACTTGCCGCATCGCGCGGCACAATGAGAAACTCTTGCCGCATCGCGCGGCACTCCCCCGTTATCGCTACGGGGGTCTTGCCGCATCGCGCGGCACAGTGAGTTCCGATGATTCCCCCGTTATCGCTACGGGGGTACCCATCCCTTACGACTCTGACATCGTGTTCAGATTCGTTATCACTGAAGAGTGGCAGGAGTACCTTTACCCTTCTTAGCTGAATCAGCTAAGTTTTCTTTCTTTTTCTGTTTACCCTTCTTAGCTGAATCAGCTAAGTTTTCTTTCTTTACTCTTCTTAGCTGAATCAGCTAAGTTTTCTGTCCTGGTCCATTGTTTTTGCC